AGATTAACGCATAAACGAAAAGTGAGCGACCCCCGCTAAAGCGCCGCTCACTCCACCAAGAAAAGGTGAGCCGGGAGCCTTACCCCGGCCACCTTGATGATACCAGAGTAAGGCAACAGAATCAAGGAGAAATTTTTATGAACATCACTTACAAGGTCAACCAATTTGTAACCACCGCCTCCCTGACCGAAGGGTTTTTCGGAAAGGAATTCGTCGAGAGTAAGACAAATATCGTCAAGGCCGCCTACGAAAAGGATGGCACTTGCAGCATGGATTTCTGGCAGAACGGCACTGGACGCTTGACTGTCGAAATTCACTGAGGAGGGATCGTTATGCTGATAGCAGAAAGAACCAAAATGGTAAAGGCCATGGAGTACATCGCCCGGCAGATCAATGATGAGAATGTGTTCAATGGATGGCTTGCAAACGGCGTCGCTGATGGGGATATAGACTACGGCGACTTGAACCCAGAAGACGACAGCGTTGAGGATTACATAGAAGATGATACCTGCTTTGCTGACCTAATGGACACATTCCTTTGGTGCATGGCAAGAGCTCACAAGTCGGGTGGTCTGTACTGCGACGAGGTTGTAAGCAAAGCTGAAATGGTCTGAAAGGAGAAATAACGATGTCCAACTACGAAAAAGCACAGATTGAAAAAGCTGTTGCAACCATCAACAGCACATATAAGCGGGTATTGATTATGGACTTATATGAAGGTTATGAACTCCGGCAGCTTAACATTGCGCTGAAGCTGTTGCTCAACGAGGTAGACAAGAAATAAGGGGAATCGCCCAGAAAGGTCACAACACACATGAAGACATACAGCGAAATCAAAGCCAACGTTAACGCAACCTGCCGCCAGTTCCCTGACTGCTGGCATACGCCCGCCACAAGCTGTCCATACTGGCCAGTTTGCGGCACCTTCAAGGACGAGGAGTACCCCACGCCAGAACAGCGCAACGCGGCCTTTGAAAGTGCCATCGCTGCCAAATATGACGAACTACATCACTTTCACGGTGAACGATGAGGAATGGAGGAAATGCCTATGAACACTTCTTGGTTGCAGGAAAATCCAGCGAAAGTGCGCTGCCCAATTTGTGAGAAAGAATTTCCAAGAGAGGACATTATTTTCATTCGGGATTGCCACGGCATTACTTTTCGGCTGGTTTGTTTCGGTTGCTATGATGAAGTCATGAGAAAAGGCTATGATGGCGAATACTATACTGAAGCAGATGAATGCATTGAGGAGGACTACTAAGCATGAGCAAATCTTGGACACCAGAAGAATTGGCCTCTGTCAGCGCCGCTATGGGCAAGGCTGGCTATATGACGCATGCTGAATTCAAACAGGAACTTTCCAGCATTGAAAGTATCTATGCGTACGCAAAGCTTCAGGCTACTCAACGCTGCCCCTGCCCGCGTTGCGGTTTTGATTCCATGGCAGACGACATTTACCGAAACGCTCTCAGCCGCTATGCAACAATTCAAATTTGCGATGCCTGTGGCACAGATGAAGCAATACGTGATGCCTCTGGGCAAATGCTTCCTTTCTCCGAGTGGGCAATAGCAAAGAATCCCCACCTTGCAGACCCTTCAAAGCCAGCTCCACCTCGCTCGTTTCGCCGGTGGAATTACAGTTCCCATGAATATGACTCCGTGAAAATCCCCGGAGATTGGAAAGTTGCCATGTACTCAGATAATATGAAGCAAATCATCAACTGCGTACACTGCGGAGCTCTCTTAGAGTATGGCGATGCGTATACGTCTCAAGAGTATCACAACGACTATGGCTTTGGATTTATGGTCTGCCCCGAATGTCATAAAGAAGAACTCGCGCGCAAGCGCAGTCAAGGAGATTGACGTATATGCCGCCCCTGAGCCGCGAGAAAGCGTTGCAACGCTTGTGTTCCGAATTGGGAATGTAGACGCAGGTCACATCCTCTGCCGCTACTACAAAGCCCAACAAGCGCAAAGTCCACAAATGAGAAAAAGCCCCTCCCAGTCCAAAGATTTAGGACTGAGAGGGGCAAAAAATTATGTGGTAGTCTTGGGCAGCACGAATACAGCCGCCTCTATGCAACCATCAACAACATCCTTGAGCTTGTCGGTCACTTCAATATCTGCTGCTTCAAGGAGCTTATACACTATTTCGGTCGCTTTGGCATTGCGTTCATCCGCGGCTATCTGGCTGGCTTTATACATCTGCTCTGCGGCGTTCACGGCAGTCTTGGCATAATCAATAATGCGTTCTACTATGCACAAGCTGGGCGTTTCAGGCACAAATTCTTTTATTCCATCAACGACTATTCCAGCTGCGTCAAGCGCCGAGCCGGTGCCAGACAGTATGCCCGAGATATTGATTCCTCTCCGCACGAGATACGGAATCAAAAGACAAATACCGCCAAATACGCAGATTATGACGGTAACGATGATGAGAAGCATGGTGTAATTACTCATAGTTTTTTCTCCTTTTTAATTTATAACATTGGCGCCTATGTCCTTGAGCCAGTTTTCATAGGCCTTCTTTGCTGCGTCTGCCTTTGATCGTGCGGCCTCCACATTGCCGTTGAGATGGCCGCCCTGAAGCGCTATGGCGTTTATCTCTCCGAGTTCGATAGACGCCATCATCATATCCATAGAGAGCCGAGCTTCTTTTTCTCTCCGGGTATTTCGCAACTCAGCGGCTTTTCGGTCTTTGCTCATGTGATTTGTTATCACTGCGACAGTCACAAGCGAGGCCGCAGATATTATTGCGGTTATTATTTCTACCATCTCCCGGCTCCTTACTTGACCAAGGCCGTCCACGTCTGTTGACCGCAAATACCATCCGCGTCAAGTCCGTGTTCAGCCTGAAAGGCCATGAGCATATTGTTTGTCCGCACTCCAAATTCTCCATCAACCCATGTCGGGTCATAGCCGAGGTATTTAAGCGCTGCTTGCAGCATTGCCACGACGACCCCAGCCTGTCCGCTTTCCAGCATAGGCAGCTCGACCATGACATACTGCGTCGGTTTCCTGACATCCGGCACAGCCTCCGTCTCTGATCCCTTATACCTGAGCACGCAATCCCAGGGATAATTATAGTAACTGCGCGTGTATATCTCTCGCCCAGTCTGATCCCCGGTCTGTCCTCCGGTCGCACCGCCAGCCTCGTTGATACTTGCCTGCACGAGCTGACCGCCGCCTATATGCAGAGCAGTGTGGTGAATGTGGTTTAAGAGCACGTCACCGCGTTCAAGCCCTGCGCCGGTATTAAGATTGACGCTACCCGTTACGTCTTCAAAGCCATGTTGCAGCATGTCGGAGCGCATATTGCCTGTGTATGTGCAACTCAGGGGAAGTCCCGCTCTCTTGAAGCAATCTATTATGAGGCTGCTACAATCATAGTCAGGCCCCCACCTGTTTGCTTGGTCATAGCCGTGTGAATCATCCGCAGCTATTTCTCTGGCTCTCGCTACTGCATTTTCTATGATATTCATAACTAAGTTCCTCCCGAAAATCTGCAACAAAAAAGCCGCCTCTTTCGAGACAGCTTAGATAAGGGTATCGCCAATCAGATTTTTATATGCATTGTGTGCAACGTTGATTTCTCTCTGCTCTTCCTCTGTCAAAGCAGAAATTTCGGCAAGGCGCGTTGCAAGATGCTTTATTATTTCGTTCTGAATTTCAATCTGATTGCACAACCCCTCTATGAGTTGCAGATTGTTCATTTAGCCTCCTGTTATTCCTCAGCCGCAGCATAAGGGATGCCGGTGATCTCCCTATACTCATCGGCCGTTATCCATCTGCCGACCGCGTTGTAAACGCGATTCACAGGCCACAGCCCCGCGTCATAATATTTCTTTACCGTAGCATACTTGGGAGAATGAGCAGTATCAGCCATTACAGATCCACCTCCGTCATCATAGAAAGATACTCAATATCCGAGCGCATTTGAGACTGGCTTGACTGAAGGTCGGGGATGATATTCTTCTCATCCTCGATTGCTTTCGCCTGAGCCAAAAGCTGCGCGAGGTTGGCGGCGACGTCCTCGGCGAGGCCTCCGTATGAATTCATCTCAAGATGATATTCATCCCACTCCCAGCCGACAGTTTTGACGCCGTCTTTCTCCTCAGAAAATGCCTTGATGTTCTGGAAGAATCTAACCATAGACTTACCCAGCTTTTTGGGGATTGCCTCCAAAGTGAATGCTGTAACCGGCTTTGTTCCGCCTCTTACTTTCATTCCGTATCACATCCTTTAATAGTTTTTCTCCAATTGGAGTGTAGTATTTTTGCCTTGCCTTATAGCAATTAACGCCTTTGAGCAGCCCCGCTCTTGAAATAAGAGCCGATGCCATTCTCGGCGGTATGCCCCATCCTTTGGCCTTGCGTTTGATTGCGCGTCGGCACTGTCGGATAAACCGAAGAAATGTTCTTTTGCGTATTGTGCGATATTTCCTATACTGTTTCACCCCAACGAAATCCAGCGGCCTTGACTTGAGCGGAAACACCTGCCAATTGTCTTTTACAGTCAGCAGCATTTCTTCACGCAAATACGCATCTATAAGTTTGCGGATTTTATGGAGCTTCTTCTTGTTCCTGCCCATAACAACAATATCATCCATGTACCTGACGTAATGATCGCACCCGTCGAGAGAACAGATATATCTATCCAGCGGCTCAAGATAAAAGTTTGCAAGCCATTGGCAGATATAAAAGCCTATCGGCAGCCCGGCGTCACTGGTATCAAGGATGGCTGAGACCATGCCGAGAAATCGTTTGTCTTTCACTCTTCGTGAAAGAGCAGCCATAACTTTCGCGTGGTTTATGCTTGGGTAAAACTTCTTGATGTCGAGCTTCAAAATATATTTCGTTCCTTTGACATCCTGCCTTATAGAACGCTGCACATACTTCTCGGCTCGTGAGCCTCCACGTCCGGGGATGGCCGCACAGGTCCATGCATACATACCTTTCATGAGTGTGTCTTTGAGCACAAGAACCATGAGCTGATGAATAACCCCATCCGGCCAGTACGGTACAACACTGATTTCCCGTTCCTTGCGGCTTGCTGTGTCATATCGTATTTTCTTTTTCGGCATTGATGGTCTGAAAGCTTCAGCAAGGAGAAGGTCGTATGTTTTATCAACATACTTGTCCATGTTGCGAATTACTTTCTGGACATCATGCCTGTGTCTTTTGTGACGTGAGCTGTTGATGATGGCAATGCGGATCAAATCCTTGTTGCACATCTTTTCATATAGGAATCCGACTCTCTTAGGCATTTGAGAAATGCCCTCCTTGTTTGCCTCAAGGCCTTTCGAGAGAAACCTACTAAGCCCTGTCCTTGCGGCAATATTTTTGCCAAGCGGCATGGAGCGTGCGTGTGCAATGGAGCAGAGGTCTGAAACAAGCAGCCGGCCGCCATTGTTCGCGTTCGCGTTCGACGAAGCATTGTTCGCAGTCCGCGCAAGCAAGCCAGCGGCAAGACCATTGTCATATCTACCGCCAACTTTGAAGACCAGAAACAATGGGGAGAACTAACACACGCAGCCCCAGAGAATAATAAAAAGCGAATTCTTTTCTGTCAGCATTTCGTTTTATTATTACTATTTCCAGCACATTATTACGAAATGCGTAAGACAATTTTATAAAAATCGGTCGGCTACGCCGACATAATACCTGGGGGCTGCGGCCCCCAGACCCCTATCAGGGGATATAAAGGAGCCGGCCGCCATAGTCCGCGTACGCGTACGACGAAGCAGAGTCCGCAGTCCGCGCAAACAAGCCAGCGGCAAGACCATAGCCATAACTACCGCCAACTCCGAAGACCCTCCAGCCGGAGGCCGTCCACCATCCATCCGGGATATATGTTGCATTGCTGCCGCCCGTCGAGGTGGGCAAGAAAAGCCACGGCGCATTTGCATCAATGCCCTGTGTCTTTGGAAAATCTCCACTGCCACTGCAACAAGCATAGCTCAACTGCGAGTATCCAGCAGATTTGTCATCGCCGAAATTAGAACGGTCGAGGCAATAATAAGCCTGTGTTCCGCTAAAATTGATACCGTCGATCCACTGCCAGACATTGCCCCAGAGATCCTCAATGCCGCGGTACTGGATAGATGTTTGCCCGTCCGTTCCTGCCGGGCGGCCTGTGTGGTATGCCATGCTATCAGTTCCGCCGCAGCTTATAGCGGCTGAACCGCTTGTATAGCCCTTGCCAACAACGGCCTGAGAGTCCCAGTCCGCATATTCCACGAGATACAACATAACCACGGCCGACCATGCAGCAATGTTCATCATATCCCAATGCGCACCCTTGTTTCTGGCATTGCTTCGTAATGTAGCTCGTGTGATGCTCACGACCGGTTTTACTGCCGATTTCGATACATAGCTATTGCCCGCAAGATACTTGCCGACGTAGATGGCATCCTTTCCCTCAAAAGCGGGATGCAGCGTGTACCCGGTCATAGGACCGTTTGCTACATGTAGCTGCCACTCTGCCCCTGTCGCCGAAATCTTATACCAGAATTTCGGCACCCTTACCACGGTATCAAATGCAGAACGGCTGAATGCAGAATCTACGCCCTTTTCATAGGCGATTGCATCGTTGATAACGTTGAATTCTTTCATGCCGCTCCACGGCCAGATATCATCAAACGGCGATGAGCCGACCGTTGCTCCGACGCCCGGCACAGGGTCAGTAAACCCTACTGCGTCACCCAAACGAGAAAACTGCGTGCTCGGTCCACCTGACCACAGCACGCCGTAAGATCTCGCTGTTTTCGGTTTTTGTATTTCAGGACGTGCGCCTAAAAGAATTCCGCTCATCAGCTTTCACCCCTTGCTTTTAATTCATAGAATATCTGCAATGACTTTGTCGGTTTCTCTTTTGCCTGTATTGAAAATCCAGTATTCTTTATGGCAAGTTCATAAAAGGCGTTCTTCGCAAACCAGTCGTATGTATCAGCGTTGGCAGCAGACACAACTACATCTTGCTCATTACTGTCAAAGTCGCTTGGTACGATGTCGTAGGCATACCAGAACTCTTCCGATGTGTCTGGCGTTTGCTGATACCAATTCGCCACCGTGAGAGTTGCAAGATACTGTTCACCGGACCCTCCGCCCCCACCGCCGACTAAGAAGAAATCGGTACCAGACAGAAAGCCGATAACAACAGCCCCGGTCACAAAGAAATTGTTTCCGGGTGCTTTGCCGTTCGGCAGCCGCACCGTCACAGAACCGCCGTTCACCTTGAATGTGTCGTTTTTCGCGTATGCGGCCGTTGCAACGAATTTCACATTGCTCCCACCGCCTGCCAGTGTAAGAGAGTGTACCGTACCTTCCTTTGCGTGAGTATATGTTGAGAAGCCAGTAAGGCGCACTTCTTCAATGGTTTCCTGCATAGACTGTTCAAGCTCGGCGACTGCTGCGTTGACAACAGCCTCCATTGCGTCTATCTCATTTTGCAGGTGTCCGGCAACATCGCCGTCGAGAACATACTGAAGGTTTGCAAACCAGTCGTTGAAATTGCTCTGTGCAGAAGCCTCGAATGTATCCATAGCTTGGTCGAACGAGTCATATCGAGCCTGACCAAGCGACTGAAAATAGTCGTATTCGTTCGCAATGCGTACCTTATATTCGGCAAAGAACGCGTCAAACTGAGTGCAGAGAGATGAAAAATCGAACTGGTCTATTATGCCGGTGACAATTCCGCAAAGGTTACTGTCGAATCTGCGGTCAGTAATATTGGACTGCAAAATGGCAGTTACACCTCTGCCGATGTAAACATCCGCAAGTGCAATCTCATATATTTCTGCGTCTCTCGTAAGAGCCGTTGCGGTCGGCGTCGTTGCAGGCACGCCCTCCAGCACCTCAACAGACAACTTTCTGTTGAGCAAGCTCCACCGAAGAACGATTCTATCTATTCGGTTGTAAACGCCATCCGCGACAGAGAGCGTTTTGCCAAGGTCCGTGGTGTTGCGGTAAAAATATCCGTTGATAAAACCAGCTCCAGCTTTAATCGTTATGCCCATGCCAGTTGCAATAACCACCTGCAATCCATTGCTCGGATTTGCATACACCCCATTGGACACAAATGATGCAAAGTATGCAGCCCAGTCCTCAGCGGAGTATTTGCGGTCGCCAGACACAGAGTTGAAAAAGCTACCTCTTTCCGCCATGATTAACCTCCTGTTGCCATAGATTTTATTTGTTTATAGATGCTCGGGATAGACTCTCCGAAAGTAATCTCCAATCCCTCACCGTCAACCTCATATATTTCAGAGATTTCTGTAATCCTTGCGTCAATACGCACATTCCACGTTTTATTCACGCATGTTACTCTATCGCCGAGGTCAAAGTCCTTCCGATAAACGAGGTTTGCCCCTACGTTTATTTCAGACGAAAATGCCTGAGATATTGGATACTGTTCCAGCTTTTCCCCGCCGCGTGCAGCCAAGGCCGATTCATACTCGGCATCAGTCAGCGTGATCTCCTTGTCATCGTCGTCTTTGTACGTCTGTTTGATATCCCCAGCTGATACATATAGCTCTTTTCTGGCAAGGCCAGCATTCTCGCCGTTCACAATGACGAGCACAGGAGACTTATCTTCGGTCTCTTCGCCGGTAACATATGCCGTGGTTTTGTGCTTTTCAGTAGACTTCGTATATTCCTGCTCCAGCACATTATCGTACTCTTGAGAAAAGATACACGGTGGATTACCTGCGGTGTTGTCCGCTGTGCAATCAACGCCCTTATACACTGAGAACTGGTGCGTGCCGGCAGCACGGTCGGTGATGACCTTCATCCCTATCTTTGACCCTTCGGCCAACTCCACAGCTGCATCCTGAACATTGGCATAAGGTTCTGAATTGTAGGGAATGCTCTTCCCGCTTATAACCGCGTCTTCATGCAAAGAAAACGCCGGGAGTTTTCGCTCCGGCGTAGTATCTATGCAGTTTTCATTAACCATGCGGCGGATAAGCACTTGCGCCGTAGCTGAAACGTTGACGAACGGCGTTGCAATGACGCGCCGAGAAATCCAATTCAGCAGAAATTTACCCTGTACTTCAATAACCTCATAGCCCTCAAGATTTTTGCTGATATTTGTATAGAGAATTTCCGCCGCTTCATCGTCACCGTGCTTGATTGCGATATTCCCGTCTTGCAGCAGACGGTTGTGCGCATCATTAAATGGTACAAGAAGCTTGAACTCACCGCAATCCCAATATCTGCGTGTCCATATAAGGCTCGTTATCTGCTCAACAATGCCGAGCATATTCATCTCCGCATCATAGATATACAGCTCCATCACTACACCCCCAGATACAGATTGCTGTGTTTGATCGTCACATTGAGATTGTCCTCACCTGACGCAGCGTAGTAACGATAGGGATTGTCGCCAATGGCAAGCTGCAAATACGTTGACTGAATGTCCAGATAACGAAAAATATCGCTTTCTTCGCCGCGCTGATTCTTGAACGTGACCGACTTCTCGCCATATCCCGTTTTAATCGTTATCTCCTCGCCGGCGAGCATATCCATATTTACCTGAATATATTCTTGCGTCTTGACATCAATCAGACCGGGATTTGAAACGGCACCCTGCGCGGCAAAGATTATTGTCAGTCCCGTAGTAGCATCGCCGGTGTTCTCAATATTGGTGATAAGATTCGGAAGGCGATATCCCACCTCCCATTGAGGGTCATCCTCGCTGTTGGTCAGTTGCAGTCCGTCCACACTGTCAAATATCATGCCGCCTATCCACGTCGCAATCTGCGTATACGTTTCGGCTTCGTCCGTCCAGAATGGATTCAGACATAATAGATTGATGGTGAATCGCAGGAAAATGCCATCTGCGTCAAAGTGGGGCGCAGAATTGACCTTGCACTTTATCTGCCGCGTAAAGCTGTCATGCTGATACACCAGAACAGCAGAATATGTAGGGTTCAGCGCATGATTGAGCTGGTGCCGGTATTCACGCACGATGGCTTTATCCAGCTCGTTTATGTGTCCGACTATTTCAATGTCACGGCTTGCGATGTGATACCCCAGATATGTGGCACCGGCCTGATTTATGCCAGATGTGGAATATATCTCGTTTTCAACATCAGACAGCCCGGACACATCTTTTGAGATATTGCAATGGAAAACAGAGTTAACGGAAAATTCTATCGTTGAGCCATTTTCGTTGGTAAATGTAAGCTTTTCAATGTATTTGCTCCTCATCTATTCAGCTCCCTTGCTATCTGTCTCAAATTGCGCTTTGCCTCTCGCTGCTGCCCGGCATAGCTGGTGTCATCCGCATAGATGTTTTGCGTCAGATTCATGTTGATTTGACGATTTTTTGCATTTGCCAGCTTGTCTATTTCAGCAAGAATTCTATCGTCTGTGGAGGGAACACTCCCTATGGCCTTGAGTATCGCTGTTGTGTTGTCCGGAATCTCCGGTACTTCAATCTGCACATCCACGATTTTTTTCATAGTGTCACGCATCTCTTCGGCTACCGCATCTTCCATCTCTCGAATACCGATAATAAGGCCTTTGCCAAGGTCATTGCCGAGAGCTATTGTCTTTTTTGATGGAGAATTTGACTGCGCAGCTTGCTTTGCGGCAGCGATAGCATTGCGCACCATTGCCGCCGCTTCAGCTGCTACTTGAGCGGCGTAAGCTCTGACGCCGACCGCTGCTCCCTGAGAAATTGCAGCACCTATGCCATACCCGGCGTTATATGCGCTGCTTGCATAGCCTGATACAGTCTGATTGACATCCGACAATACCTGTGTGGTCGTATCAACCATATTAGAAAGCTGCTCCTGATATCCAGTAGCAGCCTGCAAGCCCATATCTGTAACCGTTGCCGTGATTTCAGGTTTTGCGCTGTCAACCTGCGCTTTCGTCTCAGCCATTGCCGTAGCTGTTGCCTCAGGCACCTGCGCAATACTCTCCCCAGCGCCATCGCCTAACGTGCTCAGCGTCTCATTGGCATCGCTTATGCTCTCGGCCATCTGCTGCGAGGTTTCCGCGGCACCGGTCAAACTCTCCTTGTAAGAGTCTACCATGGCCTGAGTTTCAGTCAGAATATTTGCCTGCTCATCGACCTTTGCGCTTGTTTCAGCAATGCTATCCTGCAAAGCGAGCATTGCTTCAGCGGCTTTGGCTTCCTCCTCAGAGAGATTTGCCCAAAGCTCACTTACTTTCATAGAAGCGTCAGCCTCAGCATCACGGGCAGCAATAACAGCCTCAGTTTCCTTGCCTTTAGATTCTATAAGAGCTTCAGACAATGCCTGCTGTGCAGCTTTCTGCTCATTAGCAGCCGCGACGAAATCTAACGTGCCTTGAGTTGCAGATTCATTGTATTTCGTGAGCTCTATGCGAGCTTTCGCGAGTGCAACCTGCAACTCTGTAAGTGCAGCTTCCTGTTCGGAAATTATTGTAGCAAAAGCCTGTTCTTGAGCATATTCTTTCCACGCCTGAGCTCCAAGCCTCAGTTCCTCAGTCGTCGTTTGCAGTCTGCCAGTAGTCTCATCCATCTGTATATTGACATCCGGCAGCAGCTCACGCAGTCTGCTGACTATGGAATTATATTCGGCCTGCTCTTCTTTAGTAAGCGCAGTTTTTGAATTGAGTTCGTCGAGCCGGTCTATGTGTTTAGCGATTACGATAGATGTCGCTTCGATTTCTTCTGAGGTTTCGTTGAAATTCTTACGCGCATCTTCAAACGCCTTATTGCAATCGTCAAGAGTGTCATTCAGAGCGTCAGCCTCTTTTGTGGCGGACGGTGTAGCTGCCACGAGTGCTGCAATAGCCGATACAAGCGTGATTACCGCCGTGGCGACCGCAAGCGCTGGATTCCCCATAAGGACGGCATTGAATGCCTTTATGATAGGAATAACCACTTTAGTAATTGCCATATATGAAGCTAAAACCGTAGTGAAAGAGGTTAGTCCTGCCGTGAGAGCGGTTATCGTTGGAACGAGCCAATCATTGGCTTGAACGAAATCTGTTGCCCACTTGACGATATCCGTACCCTTGGTTGCAAGGTCAGCAATCGCGGGCGTGAGCTGGTCGCCTATGGCAATTTTGAGATTATTCACGCTGTTTTCAAACATCGTGATTTTGCTTTCTGTGGTCGCATATCGAGTGGATGCTTCTTTCATCAACGCGGTGTTCTCAGCCCATGCAGTATTGGCCGTGTCTACCGCATTGGAAAGCAGCCCGGATGCCGTGGCAAGAGATTTCAGCATATTACTCTGACGAATACCGGAAAGCCCCATCTCGTCAAGCACGAGTGTTGCGCTTTCGCCTTTTTCGTCAAGCTTTCCAAGGCCCTCTATAAATGCCTGAATTGCAGTAATGGGATTATTCTGCCACGCTGCGGCGAATTGCTCCGCCGACATTCCGGAAACATCCGCGAACTGTGCAAGGCTGTTACCACCCTCGGCTACGGCTTTTTCAATCGCAGTCAATGTCTGCGTCATTGCTGTACCGCCTGCCTCGGCCTCTATACCAACAGAGGACATCGCCGTTGCGAGAGCCATTATTTCAGGTTCTGTCAGCCCCGCCAGCTTACCCGCAGCAGCGAGACGCTGCCCCATATTTACGATTTCGGATTCGGTTGTTGCAAAGGAGTTTCCCAAATCTACGATAACAGAACCCAGGTTCTCATACAGCTCTGGTGCCATCCCTGTCACATTCGCAAACCTGGCAAGCATCGTTGCTGCTTCCTCTGATGTGAGATTTGTTGCAACTCCGAGATCTGCCATGACGGTTGCAAATGACACAAGGTTCTCTTTTTCTATGCCGAGCTGTCCAGCAGTCTCGACTATGCCCGCCAGTTCTTTTGCGGTTATCGGAATATCAGTTGAGAGCTCTTTTATCTGGCCTCCCATTGTGGATAATTCTTTATCGGTGAGGTCCGTTGTTTTTGCGACGCCGGCCATTGCCGACTCAAATTCAACGGAGGCATCGACACACTCTGTCAATGCCTCCACTATTTCACGTATGGATTGCTTCAATCCCGATGCAGCCAACGCCTGAGCAAGCCCGTTGATAGCATCGGTGTTTCCCTGCACTTTGCTCTTGTTGTTATCCAGCGCCGCCGAATTCTGACGTATGGCGTCTTCGGTCTCGTTTACGGCGGTCCTGGCCTTATTCAAATCTGTCTGCCAGTTGTTAACGGCCTTTTTTGCGGCAGTCAGGTAATCCTCATTCTTCCTGAGTTCTGCGTTGAGCCGTTCATTCTCCTCGGTCAGCTTTTTCTCTTCAGCGCTCGTATCCCCAGACTTCTTTTTCAGTTCATCAAGGGCCTTGACGTTATCCTCTATCTTTTTACTGAGTTCCGCTTTTCGTTGGGCATACTGGCGCTCAGCCTCCTGCGCATTTTTTAATCCAGCTTCAAGCGCGGATACTTTGCTTTTCTGGCTTACGAGCAAGTCGTTGAGTGCCTTGCCCTTGGCAGTAAGCGCCTCTGTTGAAGTCGCATTATTTTTATACTGGCTCTCTGTCATTTTGAGAGCAGATTGCATATTGCGAAGTTCAGCGTTTATCCCGGTTATCGCGGCACGGTATTGACTTTCACCCTCTACCGCAACGCGGGTGGAAATTGTTCTGGTTGCCATACTCTGCCCTCGCTAATCATCAATGTCGTTGCTGGACTTTGTTGGTCTGTTTGCCTTTGTCCAGATTTGCACCATATCAAAAAACAAGCCGGGGGTCATCCGGCCGAATTCAATCCGTGAAAGGTGCAGTTGCACGGTTGCAAAATAGGTGTATTCAGCCCTTAGATCCCGGCTACCTCTTTTTTTTGCAGTTCAAGCAGCCCTAAATCAGTTTCTGTTTCAGATTCATTCGCGGTCTCTTGCTTATAGCCAAGTGTTATCGCCTGCATTACCGCATCTATCAGGTGCAAATGGACGCCCGGACGGATTCTCGTTGTAATATCTGTTTCCGACAGCATATCGCTTTTATCATAGCCCTCAGCACGGCGGCACAGTTCCGCATCATTGGCCATCATAACAACGAGCTGCCGCAGACAGGCGAATCCTTCTCGGTCCTGCTTTTGGAGCAGTTCAAGCGCATCCTGCACAGACCCGTATAGCCGGTTTATCTCAAACATGACCTCTACCGAATAATGCAGAGGCCTTATTTTGCCGTTTATTACGGCGCTTATCATTGCGTCCACCGGTAACAACCTCCATGTCGTAAAAACTGCGGGAGAGCCGTTGCAACAGCTCTCCCGCGCAAATTTGAACTATCAGCCGCCCGGCGTCGTTGCGATGGCGCACTGAGTATTGATCCAAGTCTTTGCTTCTGCCTCAGTGTCAAAAGTCTCGGTCTTTCGCCAATCGCCATTTTCATCCGCCATAATGGTGAATGTGGTCTGCGTGGTTGCGAAAGTAATAGAGCTGCCCTTGGTCTGAGCGTTGTCATTGCCAAGCGCGGCTCTCGCGCAGGGATAAAGAATTCCCTTATAGTATTTCTTCTTGTTGCGCATAAGGCTCTTGTAATAGGCAAGCTTGCCAGACGGGGCGGTGTCGCCTACGTTGTACGTAACAACTTTCTCAGAAACATCGCAGCCGTAAACTTCCGCTGCATTTTCGTCTGTCAGGTCGTTGGTCTCCATGGCAACCGTGCCGCTTGCAAACTCCGAAAGCTGCTCGTCAAGAGCGTCATCCGCATAAAGCTCACCAGAGGCGAGATTTACAGTGAGATTTGCGGCAACCAGTTTGCCAAGCACAACGCCAGCATTCTTGCCATCAGCCTTAAAGCAAGGGTATTTTGCTCCAAATTCAGCCATAGTGTTATCTCCTTCTTATAGATTATGTTTTTCCTGCCAAGCATAAAGAACAGCGGCCTCGCCGTCAGCAGCCTCGGTCGCATGCTCTTCGTTGGCTTTTCTCATCCACTGTTCGGCGGCATTGCCATGTCCGCCAAATTCATGAACAAAACCGACATCCTGATTGGTGGCCTTCCTTGTGCCGCCAGTTTTTACGGGGTCGCCTTTTCTTCCCCAATTCATCTTGGTGTAAGTTTTCCCGCGCGCCTTGTATGTGTGGTGCACGCCAGCCGGGTAAACGAGAATATAGCGAAGATGACCTCCCTGGCCGCTCATCTTCTTGTGTACTGTGGGCGATTCCTCGAACTTGCCGCTTCTATGTCCGAAAATCTTCTTGATGGCCTCAACATGGGCTTTTCTGATGACCTCTCCGCCAGCTTCAAGCATATCAAGCATGGTTTCATCGTCAATCTCGCTGATTTCATCAAGGTCGATAATCAGAGCGTCAAGCCCGTTTGTATCAAAGCTCGCCATAGTCGATACCCTCAGCATCCTCCGTCTCAAAAACAATGTGACGGCCATTGCGATCGCTCTCATCTAACGCTTCCGGGAATATGAATCCGGCGTTATAGAGCGCAATTTTGATGGATTTGACCATAGGATTGATGTTTTTCTCAAACGGCGGGGCAAACAGGTGAACCTGAATCAGATACCGCTCATGTTCCGGCGCGTCATCCGAAAAATCATCCGGGATAGTAGTGTAGTTGAAAACGAAGTATTTTTTGCTCTGCCCAGTATAAACAGACCGCTCAACATCAAGATCAAATACAGACAGCGCGTCCACAAGGCGAGAATCTATGCTGTTGTTATTATCCATTACCGCGCCGCCTCCTTTCTCTGTACCTTGATTTCGAGCCAGAGGTTTTGCTGCTCAACGTTATCTATAGATATAATCTCGTATGGTATGAAATCGCCGGCCTTGTACACATCGAGACGTTCGTTGATAAGCGGTGAGTATCGGCAGGTTATAGTTGCAGGCTCTCGGAGCTGCAGTTGCAACGCCGAGAACGTTTCGCTGCCGTGAGCATTGACCCATTTGCACAGTACAGATGCGCCGTCCCCGAATATATTGATATCTTTTGCGACTGGATAACCTTCGCCGTCAGTATCGCGCTTTGTTTGAACGAAAAAAACCGGAGTACGAAGCTCCCCGGCATTTGCACTTTTGCTCACATATTCTCACCGTCCTCAGAATCTTCGGATGCATAGCGCAGCTCAAGCACATGACCGTTTATCATCTTCCTGGCATTCTCTTCGGCTGTAGCCTGATACGAGCCGCCGAAAGCCATTCCGCGGTTATCGTAGTACATGGCTGCGAGATCCTTTATGAAAGAATCGTACTGAGCGTTGTTCTTAAAAGCCGGAATTCCTGCAGTGCGCGCTTTAGATTTCGCAGCGGCCAAATGCGGAGCAACCTTGCAAGCGGCAGTTTGTCCGATTGCAATCCATTTTGCATTTGCCGTGCCCGGCTCGGTAATGTTGTCGTCGGCGGTAGAGCACCAGATATAATCGTTATGAGAAACAGCACTGCCGTTGATATAGGCAGTGCTGTTATCCCATTCAGCAGGGTCAGGCGGCAAGCCGATATGATTTATGACATCTTCAACAGTTACCGCCATGACTGTCAGCCTCCGCTTTTTGTCACGGTGACGGTATAGGTCTTGCTGGCGGTGCCGTTGACGACCTTTACTGTGAGCACATTTTCACCGTCAGCCCATGTTGCCGCTTCTCCATTCACAACTTCGGTATCGCCGTTCTTTATGGAGATTGTGGCTTTGCTGTCCTCCGCAGTAGCCGTTACCTTGTTGGTGGAGTTTGTGGTTGTGGCTGTATATGACACGACATTTTTATCAAAAGCCGGTGTCAGCGTCAGCGAACCAATCGTCAGCCCCGACAGGTTCGCGCTCAAGGGTTTACCTTTGCGAGACGGAACGCGCTCTTGAGACGAATCTGCTGATCGCCCCAAGCGGTAAACACGAAGTAATACTCGCCCTTCTTCGCATCCTTGTCAGTCTCATAGATGGCGCCAATGTCATAGTTGATGCCATAATAGGTGAAATCGCCGACAACAGGAACAGTTGCCTTGTCGCAGAACACAACCGGGATGCCGAGAATCTTTGCGGGCTTGTCCGTGAACAGCGCTTCGGCAGTGTTTGTCAGCGCAGCAATCATGCCATAGTAGTCGGCTTTCTTCATGACGACCCGCGCATTGGCTGCATAGTCGTCGGCAAGGTCAGCATAGGCGTTTACAATGGCATTGTACAGGTCCGCGCCTTCCACTTCCTTGATTACCGGCTTGTTGCTCTCCTTGTTGTAGAAGCTCATGTGCGCATGAGCAGTATCAGTTGCGCACGTAGCTGCGGGAAGAAAAGCAAAGTGCTTCTCACGGATTGCCAGAGCGGAACGGAGGTTTTCGTCAATCTCGCTTACAAGATTGGTGTCAGTACCGTGAAGGACGGTGTCTTTGACAGTCGCAGAAACCTTCATCTTCAGACGGCCATAGGCAACGGTATCGCCGTCCATTTCAATTTCATGCGCGGTTTCCTTGTCGGTCACATCGCCGATGTCCGCATCGTCGATAGTAAAGCCCAGCTTCGGCTCTTCAAGGCCAGTGATATTGGTGACACGGCAAATAGGACGCAGGGGGTTCTTCTCGATGGGCTCAGTCAGCAGCTCATTGCTGATGTTGTTCGGCAGAAGATTGTCACCGTGACCCAGATCGGCATCATTTGCAGGGATGCCGCCAAGACCTTCATAAGCTTTCTTGACATTGCCCCTCGTGAGGGCAGCACGATAAAAGGCAGCCTTTGCCTTTATCCCGCGCTCTTTATCAGTCTTCGGAACAGCGGCTTCATGAACCTCAAGATCTGCACGCTGACGAGCCTCCATCGCATCATGCTCGGACTTGAGCATATCATAACGGTTCTGGAGTTCGTCACGATGAGTTTTCTTTGCGGTGATGTCTTCCATCGAAACCGATGCATCAGCAGCTTTTTCGGCGATCCACGCCGCGTCTGCCGCGATTGCCGCCTGAAGAGTGGCCATCTTTTCTTTCATTTCAAACAGAGTCATTACTTTTTCTCCTTTTCAAAATTTTTGAGATATTTCTCGTTTTCGGCGAGGATTTTTTCTCTTGCCTCGCGATCTGCCGCATCAGCCATAGCCGACTGAATGCGCGGCAAAAGGGCTTTCAGCTTGCAACTGTGCGCGCTGAGATCCGCAGACATGAGCACTTCAAAAGCGTCATCAACACAGCCGACACTTTTTGTGACTCCCGCGCCTTTCTGTGCCGGCACAGCGACGAAGGAGAATTCATAGGCGTCAACAGCGTCTTCGAGATTACCCACACAAAGCCCCTCAGGGTAGGTTTCTCCCTTGATATGGCCTGTTTCGCACTGGTATTTCCACGTGCTCCAGTTCATTTTCAGCGGTTTCTTGCAGATCGAGCAGTTGCAGGATTTCACCCGACAGCCGATGGATATCTCTTTCAGAATGCCGGCTTCAATAGAATCGACAATCGGCTTTGTGGCATCACTGCGAACCATATAAGCGCTGGCGCGGAGCTGTTTGAGCGGTGTCCCCAGCTTCGTTTTTTCTCCCGTTGCAACTACTTCAGTGCGGTATATCCGAGCAATCTGGCCGCTTGCACGCCATTCATGGTCACTTATGCCTGTCTTGCCAACAAAGAGCTTGGCGAGGCGTTCCAACGTCTGGTCAGTGAAGCGCTCAGTATCGCGGTCAACATCGTTGTCGCAGAGAACGAGTGAAAAACAATACACGTCATCGGGAGACAGCTCTTTTACAGCAAACTGATTTATCAGCGCAATATCGGCAGCAGAATCGGCCTTTTTGACGCGAAATCCCTTGAATTTTTCAATCCGTTCCATTCGTTTCCTCCTTCCTCACAGTCTCTTGCTGTCCTCGCAAAGACAGCAGGCTATAAAAAATCCACGCTTCTCAGCGTGGTTGCGAGCGTTATTCATCCCCGGTATCGTCCGGAGTGGGCGGCTTGTCGGGGGCAATCCCACCTGCCAATACAGATGGCTTCTGGTTGACGGTATACTCCAGCGTTGCAAGGTCCTGCGAAATCATAGCCTTTTTGCCTATACCATTCGGCAGCGGCGGCAGGTTGCGGTTCTGGCGTATCTCATCCGGGGTCTTCCACGCGGAACGCACCGCCTTGTAATCGACTTCGGCCTGTGTAGCAGCGTCGGCGCGGAGTATGGCATCCATATCAAATTTGAAGTGATAGCCTTTCTTCCTCTGCGTCTTTGAGAGCAGTTTTCTGTTGAGCTCCTGCTCGTATGCAGTCACGATAGGCAGCATTGTGAGCATTAAAAACTCCAACATCTGCTGTTCTTGGGATGTGAACGACGTATCAGAGTAGTCTCCCAGCAAATGCGGCGGGATGTTGTACACCATTGCAACCTTTGAGCGCGTAATTTTTTCAACCTCAAAGAGCTTTGTATCGACCGGAGACAGATTCAGGCTTTTGGCCGTAACTCCAGATTCAAGCAGCAGAATATTGCCGGAGGTTTCTTTGTAGGTTTCCATGAAAGACTTGACCATCGTTTTCTTCTGGGTCTCGCCGAGGTTGGCCGGGGCTTCCAGAACTATGGCTGCGTTCACGCCCTGATTGAGCTGCTTTACGCTGAATGTCTGAATGTTTTCGGAATAACTCAGCGTGTCATAGAGAACAGAGACAGGATTAACACCGGAGTATCCATTCGTAGAAATAAAAGGTACATGGATCACATAGAATCCATGTACATAAAACTCTTTTCCCTGTTCTGGCGTAATCCTGTACCAAAGCTCTCGGCTGTTTGTCTCCATTATTGGCTGTACCCTTGACGGGTCGAGTATGTCCAGACGTTCGATTGTGCCATTGACTGAAAAAATTTTCAGCGCGTACGCATTGCCTGACGTATCTCGGCACGCCTCAAGCGTTTTAAAAAATTGGCAGCTTGTCATATTCGGATTGGGGCTGAATGATACCAGGTCATTCAGATCGGTATGCATTGGCATTGACCCTTTATAAAGCTGAATAGGCATAGCCGACAGCGAATTTGAAATGCGAGATACCGCTGAAAAAAGCAACTCGCTGTTTTTGAGTGTGTAGTCGCCTCTCAGCCAATGCGGCAGCCACGACTTATGTATTACCTGCTGACTTGGCACCATCAGCCCTTCCGCAAGCGCCGCCTTTATTATCCGCTGGCGGCGCCTTTCTTTTAATCTTGTCCTAAATCCCAAGGAACATCACCCCTTCAAATTCTGTAAATTGATGACCGTGGTCAATTCTTTGTCTGGTGGAATCTGTGTTGGATGTTTGCGCAAAAACTCCGTGTGAGCGTCCAGCAAAGCCGCAAATCCGTCAATTTTACGGTATCTTGAAAGCTTAGTCGGAAGATATGTGGCATTTGCCGAGCGCTTTGTGAGCTTTACATTGCTCAAATACCATTTGAACATGGCATTGTTGTTGTGAACTATGCTCCCATCGAGGAAGTGTTCTTTGAGATCGTCCAACGGTCCTGTCAGTGTCAGTTCGCCTTGACGTACATCATTCAAGACAAATCCGTGTTCTCGCATTTTCTGTACCATCATGAACGCTTTTGCCGGGTCAAAACCAATAGAATCTATGCAGTAAAGCTTCTGCATTTCAACAAACCAGTCGTAAATGTAGATATAGTCCACGTATTCACCCGGCACTATGGTAAGCCAGCCTCGCTCCACGAGCGTCTGCCAGTCGAGCTTTTCATGGTCAAACTTTACTTTCTTTTCAGGTACCCATGAATGTTCCAACACAAAGAAACTGTTATCGGGCAAAGGAAACTCAAGACAGGCTGAAGTAAAATCTTCTGTCTCTGCTAGGTCAAATCCGCCGTAGCAGACCGCTCCACGCAAATTTTCAACGTCATATACACGGTCGTTCTTACATATCGTCCTTACATCAAGAAAGCTCAACTCATCCACCATTGTGAATACGTTGAGCTGTTTATTTATGAAATTGTTTCTCTCACTCGGAATGGTTTTTACTCGTTCCCATTCGTCTTTTAAGTCCTCAATATCGAGCAGCGCTCCAAGCGAGGGATTCGCTTTGCCCCAACAGGTATAATCTTCAACGTCGTCATTTTCATCTATTTCATCGATATAAACGAACATGCGATCTGCGGCGCGCTGAGCAATAGCTCCCGTGTCGTTGAGGATCTGACCGCCGAGAATATAAAAATCCATCAGCGGACCATCAATGACCGTGCCAAGAGTTGTGATGTATATTATCAAGGGCTGTTTTCTCTTTTTAATTTTACCTTTGATAACGTTAATCAGCTTATAATCGCGGAATTCTTGTATTTCATCGAAAACGCCCATGTGCACATTTCGACCGTCAAGGTTTTTGCTGTCGGACGCGAGCGGCTGAAATTTGCTGTTCGTTTTATCATAAAACACACCCTGTTTCGTAATACGAACGTGCTTAGACAAAGTCCGACTGTTTTTAACCTGCGCTGAGCACTCATTGAAAATAATCCTTGCTTGGTCTTTTGAATTTGCCAAGCAATAGACTTCTGCGCCACGTTCGCCGTCTTTCGTGAGCGCATATGCCGCATTCCCGGCTATCATGGTGGATTTGCCATTTCCTTGTCCAACGATTACGAGTGCTTCGCGGAATCTACGATATCCTGTTTTTCTGGATATCCAACCGTACATATTGGCTTCAACGAAATGCTGCCATGGGAGCAGTTCCATGCGCGTATACGTGCTCTTTGTCGGTGTCAGAAACCGCTCAATAAATTCTATCGGGCGGTATGCTCTTTCAATGCTGAATTCCCATGGATATGACGGGTCAACTGCCGATTTTTCAAGTTCGTCAATGAATCGCTGACAGGCTTGTTTTCGGCGTTTTCCGGATATGATTTTCCCATTTACGACATCAGCTGCAAACTGAAATGCTTTAGACGACTGGATGATGCTTGCGACATGGAGCTCTTCGAGGTTTATCATGCCGCTTCACCCCCAATTAAAAAACATCGAATGCGTCGCCGTCGTCCTCGTTCTCATCTTTCAGCGGCTGAACTATATATCGCATCAGGAGCTGTGCCGTCCTATCCGCTGCTGCGGATGTCGCATTATAAGCGTTTACTGCCGGATTCACATAAATGTTTGCGCGGCCTTTGACGTACTCCTTTTTCACGAGCATGCCATCTTCTTTTATGCTTTCCTGTAATTTTTGCAGATGGGAGATTAACTCCTGATACCTTTTGAACGCCGTGACAAACATGAAACTATGCTCAACGCCCTTTGCCGTGGCTCTCTCAAGAATCTCTCTTGCCTGAGCATTGAGGTCAACTTTTATCACCAAGCTTTTTTCTTCTGCCGTGTTTTTTTCTTCTGTCATACTGCACCTCTTTCCAAAAAAATCTTACGCGCGATTGTTTGTGCAAGGTCACAAGGTCGCGCGGTTACTTGCGCTGATAACGTCAACTTTAAGGGGAGGGGGGTATAGTCTAATTTCGGCAGATACCAGCCGGCAGCGGATGCAATCTGTCATCAGCGGCGATACGGTCTATATCTTTATAATTCGTACACCAGACGGACGGTCGCGCTCGCGTACCTTGGTAAGCTCATGGCATGAGTAACAGCAGCTCGTAAGGTTGTCTATGTCGAGAGCAAACTCAGGGTAATCCTCAAGCGCTTTGATATGGTGTACGGTTGTTGCAATTTTTGTACAGTTTTTAGAAAGTCGGAGCTGACATTGGTAATGATCGCGCTGAAGCACCGCCAAGCGAATACGTCTCCATGCTGGAGTGTGATAGAACCCATCCTCCTTGAGTGTTCGCTTGCCGGTGCTGCGACTATACTTCTTCATACGAGACTCACCGCCCATCACTTCCCATACTTATCGCGCCGCATAACGCGCCGCCACTCAGAGAACTTATCTCGTGTGACATTGCAACGCTCGCATGCGCAACCGCAGCGCTTGCGAGCTGCATGGCAGATGCAGACGGTCCTACCCTTATCAATCTTTACGAATACCTGAATAGTCTCCGTTGTTTTCACATCTGCCATGCTCCTCTCATATTTTCTTGTACACAACGGCGAGGCTGTACCCATTCACGCCCTTTGTCATCATGTCGAGGAATTCTTCGCGGGTGAAATCCGAAAGTCTGAATACCTCTTCCGGTTTCATGCCAAGCTGTTTACTAATTTCATCTACGGTTTTGCCGTCATCCAGCAACCTTTTCACGATGGCTTTCATAGGCTCAAGCAAATGCGTACCTCTTGCCCGGTTGTGCGTGATCGTGCCATATATATCATCGCTTGCATCGTCGTGCTCGACGATGACAACCGGCACTTTGCCGCCGAGCTGCGTTTTGAGCGGCTCACGCCCGGCAACGGTCCAGCGATGGAAGCCATCAATGATAGTGAAGTCTGGGCGCACTACGATAGGCAACGTCCATCCGTTCGTTTCGATTGATTGCATCAGCAGTTGAAGATTGTCCTCGGATACTTTATTGGGGTTATAATCATTCGCGCGCAGCCGGTCACGTTCTATCCATTGCAGCGATGCCAGAGGTGCAAACAAGTCCATTTCTTTCATCTCTTCACCGCCTTATCCCTATCAGAATTGTAGTCGATGAAGATGTTTGTCCAAAGGATTCTCAGCACCCGTGATTTGGGGTCACCATAAAGAAGCCCCTCATACATCCGCTTATAGTGCTTTTCCTGCGCAATCCCGTAGGTCTTGATAAACAAAGAGCGCCATCCATCAAGCTTTGCCTTGGTGTCTGGCGCTATTGTGTATTTATCGGTATTGAGGAAAAGAATGTCCTTGCAAAGGGCGCGATAGTCTTTTTTCTGCCCATCCGATTCAAGTTCTCGGCGCTTGCGGGATTGCCTGCGGAACATTTCACTGTCCCAGTAGAGCAGCACAAGGTAAGCATTCGGCTCTCGCTTTTCTATGCGCTGCCATAGCTCATTATCGGTCTCCGCAATCCACCGCAAGCCCTGTGTGCCGCAGTCTCCGAAGAACGCACACAGGCGCAGGTTTCGTTTCTGCACACCGGCCTCATATAAGCGAATATATATTTCTGGGAATTCAAGCTTGCGCTCCTTGATATAGAGCCACACATCATTGTCTTTCCAGTCGTAGATTGGATAGAACGAGCCGCCCGGCGTTACCCTTGTAAGGTCAAGATTTGTGACGCTCTGCAACCGCGTCAACGATTCTGAGGTTCGCAAGCCTATCATCTGCATACCATCAGAAAACGCCCTGCGGCAGAACGTTTGATAGTTCATTTCCCCAGAATAACGCAGGACCGGATGCTGCATGACAGCGAACGGCGGCGGCTGTCTGATCCAAGAATCTTCTTTTCCCGGCTCCCATGTTATCCAGCTTTCGGACGATGCCAGACGGTCAAGCACAGATACCTGCTTCAGCGGGAGGCACAGCCATATAAACGGCACACCGACTGCCATGAATTTCTTGCGCCATCGCAAAGCGGCATCGACCATAGATTTATACAGCCCCTCTTCATCAACAAAGATGACTGTCAACTGCGCACCGTTTATCTCTCCGGAGAGTATAAGGTCAAGCGTAATGCTTGCCATGCAAAGACTGTCTTTCCCGCATGAAAAAGACAGATACACTTTGCAGCCGGTATTGAAGAGATTTTTGATGCGATTCTTTGCCGCATCGAGGACGCTGACGGTGCTTTCAAACTTTTTTACAGGCATATCTTCTCACCACATTTCGGGCAGATGATATATCTGCGTTGCAACGCCTCAGGCGCGCCGCTCGTGAGCGTTTCTGGCTCATGGTAGGTATTTATATGTTCTGCTGCATGCGCGGGCGTGGGCGGCTCTTCGGGCTGATACGCAATACTGTCTTCGCGTGCCGGTGCAGGCGGCTTTTTATCGGAAAGGCGTGTTATGGCCGACTCTTCAAAATCGCCATAGTCGAGGACAGCGTCATCAACGTCAGCGGCTGTCGCATTCATCATTGACAGGAGATCTTCATCCCATCCGGGAACGTCTATATCCCCGTCAAGGTCAAGGATGATTTCCTCGAACGCGCCAACATCTGTAATGCCAAGCTCATATACTCGGTTGTCGGCGAGCATAAGTTTTTTCTTCTGCGCGGAGGTCAGACCGGAAACAATATAGCATTCGCATGTCTCCCGCTCCATAGCGCGAAGTGCAAGAAACAGTCCATTACCAGCTATGATCTCTCCGTGTTCGTCTATGACGATAGGCTTTATCTGACCGAACATTTCAAGTGACCGCACATATTCTTTTATCTGCTTATCCGTATGCTTGCGCACATTCTTCGGTGCTTCGTGCAGGTCAGCGAGGCTCTTTGTTACGACTTGCATCATAGTGCCGCCTCCCGCATATCATGCTGTCTCTTTATAACCGCAGCAACAAGCATTGCAACGACAAGATATACCCGGCTCTCCGCCATGAGCGTCCAGACGCCCATCACACCGAGCGGGGCAACTGCTATCCAAAACAGGAGAGCAAACACATTTATTGCAAGGCCTACTTTTTGCCCGAATACAGCAAACTCCGAATAGATGAATGTTGACAGCGTCGATATTGCCAACGCAGATAATAGCACGGCTTTGCAGACGTTAAGCACCGGCGAGGCCGTCGTAAATATCAGCGAGAACGCGAACAGAAGATATACGCCAAATCCGATACCGCCATTTATGAAAGCCTGAGTCATGTCTGTTCTGCTGACGCCCTCATCATTGCCCTCGTTATAATCGAGCAGCTTATAAAAGTATGGATAAGTAAACGGCCCTGGGAGCAGCAAGAGCCCCTTGTACAAGCCCTGCATCAGATTTGCCGTCTCAAGCCCTTTGGAAAGACCATCAAAATTCCATCCGGCGATGTATAAGGATGAAAGCGACAGGACGACCACAAGGGCATAAATAATGTACATCCCGCCGTTGTCAGTCATGATATTTGCAATAATGCCGCGCCGGTACAGTGCGATTATGAATCCAGTTGTGAAGGCATAGGTAATAACCATACCTCCCACCATACCTACCGCAGTAGATGCCCATGCTTCATTTATGGCAGTCATGCACAGCCAGATTTGAAAGATGCTGAATAAGGCCAGAACAATGCGGCTGATACGCATCCGCATTATTCCCCGGACAGTCGGCAGCTTCCAAATAATCAGACCGAACACCATACAGGCAACAGTGTTGAATGCGCACCAGATAAGCGCTGGAACTACGCCGAGCGTTCGAGCCAGCGTTGTGGAGTTCATGAGAGAGCCGGCACCGGCCCAAGAAGCAGCGATGCTCAGCGAATAATACTCAATGGGATTGGCTTTGAATTTCTCTTTGATTTGTGCAAACACAAGATTTCCTCCTTAAAGTTCATCAAACTATAAGGAGCGGGTCAGTTGCTGCCCTCCTTTGTGCCAAAAGTAAAACTCCCGACTTTCTCAGCGGTCTGGGCGAAGACCTCAAAAATCGGGAGTTCAGGCTATGATTAAGATTTTACGAGTGCCATAATAACACATTCATATTGAATTGTCACTGACACGTTTTTGACATCAGCTTTTCTTTATTCCGTCGATGCCGAAAATAAGGGCGGCTATACGCTCACTGGCAATGTCTATATCTCTATAAATCGTCCGCTCAGTGACGAAGTTATCATTGGCCAACTCCTTGACAGTCATGGGCGGTTCTTTTATGTACAGGCCGTTGATTACCACCCAACGGCGCAGCTCCTCTGCGCTGCCTGACTGCGTGCAGTAGACTTCATAGAGATGGAGCATAGCGTCGATGTGCGATACTATCGTAACTGTCCGGGCGACGGATTGTTTTATGCTTTCGACAATAGCATCACTGTCCTGCCAGCGGTCAGACATGAGGTCGATAATGTCATAGGCGTCTTCGTCCACGTCCTGCGCATCATATATAGCATTCTCAGCGTGAGCCTTAAACATGCGGTAGTTTCGCAGCAGCAGCCGGGTGTTGCGAAGTCTCCGATCTGAGCGCTCGTTCTTGGATTTGACCATCTCAGCCTCGAACTCTTTAAGAGCGGTTTTTGCGCCGACTTCGGCCGCCAGCCGAATGATATAATCTTTGCTCTTATCGCCCATCTTCGAGATTCACCAGCCTTTTCTTCCACATTCCTCTGGCGTCGCCAAGCTCAATATGCTTTGGCTCTTGAGCGGGGTTTACCATGCATATAGCGTTCATCAGCATGGTTTCATCCACGATGATGATATCCCGATCTCGGTCATAAGCCAGCATGAGCGATACACGCTGCCACGAAAGCATATCATAGAGCATTATCCCGACATCTTTCTTTCTGCAATCTGAGCAACTGCGTATTTCAATTCCCAGTTCCGGCATCTTCACCAGCTCCTTTCAGTCGGCACTCCAAGCGTGCTAATTTGGCATTAAACCACCACATCACACGATCTTCTACCTTGTGCAGTATCTCCATTTGGTTCAGCATAATATACACGTCAGCTATTTCCTCAGCAATCGCGTCAGTGTTATCCGCGCCGCGAGCATGCTTGCAAAGCTCCTTTGTCAGTTCGGACATTTCCTCCATGACCATCAGCGTTTGTGCTTCCGCTCCATAGGTTTTAAGAGCAGCGGATAATATTTCTCTGGATATCATTGGTTGACCTCCTCATTCATAGGCTTTTTCTCCGTAGCTGCAAAAATCGTCGGGGTTTGTGGCTGTCAAGCCCACTTCATGCCCGTCAAGCACTTGTGCATTTTTCGCACACATATCTCGTTTCAGAAATATTCTGTGATGCTTACGGTCCTTACACCGCACGACCTCCACAAGCTGTCCACACTCGACTTTTTTCAAGAGACTGATAAACTCATTCGTTGCGTACATTCTGCCTTTAGCGGCTTCATGCGCCATGCCAGCCATCGGGCATGGTTCTATACAATTTGTACACTTTTCATTCCGCATTGTCGGTTCTCCTGTTCCATACTTCGATTGCTGTTTTCTTTGCTCGAAACCAGCCGGTACGAGGCTTAATGTTGCATACCGAAAACTCGCTTTCACACATAACTGCAAATCGACCGCCCAACTCTGAATAAAAGTGTACTCTTGCCTCTCCGCCGCAGAATGGGCACGGTTTTAGTTCAATCTGCATCTCTCTGCCCATCCATTCTCGCGCCGCAGTTGGGGCAGTAGTTGCTTTTTACAACTGTTTTTCTCCGGCATTTGTAATTGTGGCAGATGTAAAACCTGCCATCACGCCATTTCGGCTCGCCCCATTCATCCACCCCCATGAACTGCGAACAAGCATATTCTTCCCAATAGCTATGCAAGACTGGCACAACATCAGCATCTGGAATGTTCTCAACAAACAAAGTCGCTGCATCCAGATCCCACCCCAACTTTATTAGTTCTGCATGGACATCACCAGCGTATTTGGCACGCTTTATCAACCTGATAGCAGCCATAGTCAGTACCCCCAATCCAATGCTGCGCGTTTATTGACGGCGCATTCGGTGGCAGTGTCAAGCGGGGCAATGACATCCGGATTAAGGATCAGAATACAATCACAATCCCATCCATACATCACCCAATACAACTGCCTATCAGTAGAAAGCTTGAGTTCGATAGCGTCAATGCCTGCATGCAGAACCCTTTCAAAGTCAAAGGTTCTTGTGCTTGGGTATTTAATATCCGGAAAAGGCCAAGGTAGACTCGGCAGCCCCAGCGCCTTTGATTCGCTGTCAATGCAGTATACAACGGCGTCAGGCGTCAGAGTAAAGCGAAATGAGTTTTCTTCGGAACACTCTCTATAGTGGCTTTCTGCATTCCATTTTTTCCAACCATATTCAGCATTTACAGGGCTGGCCCATAAGCCTCCGTGCGGCTTATTCCACCAGTTTCGTATAGGTTCAAATTTGCTTATATCAAACTGCTTTGAACCGTAATGGATATACACCTGATTGCCCCCGCTCATTTCAGTGCCGACACAGGACATATATTCACGCATTTACTTCACCTCTTTCGTTCATGGTTGTTATGTGCGTCGGCGAACATTCCCAACTGCTGCGGTAAAGATTCTTTGATTGAGATAACTTTTGTATCTCCGAAGCGCTCCAAGTCTTGAGCAATCTGCTCTTTTACGCCGATTGCTTGACCAGCAGGTGCATCAACATGAATTGTGATTATCAGCACCGTTGTTATCCTCCAACTCCACATAGCGCTGGCTTTGCTGCGCGGGTTTCCCTGATGCGCATAGCTCCTGCAAAGCTCGGGCGAGATCCTCCATGCTGGCAGAAGCTCGAAATAGCGCATCTTGAAATTCTTCGAATCCTTCTACGACGAATTTTATTTTTGGCCGAATGTATTTTGCTGCCGCTGAATAAGAGCCTTGGATTTGGAGTGCGCGCTGTGCAACTGCGTTTGCTTCATTTCGGCTGAATCCGCGAGACATAAGCAACTTAACGTACCTTTTTCGTGTCATGCCTGTGCCTCCCGCTCCGCAGCTTCAAGATTTAGTGCAGCCTGTTTGAAATAGCTCTCCTTCAGCTCTATCCCTACATGGCGCCGCCCCATCTTGAGCGCTTGGTATCCTGTTGAGCCGATACCGTCAAACGGGTCGAGGACTATTTCATGCTCTTTGCTCCACAGCTCAACACATCTTTCAATGACCGGAAGCTGCAAGGGGCAGATGTGTTTTTCATCCTTTTCTGTTCTGGCACTCTTGCGCTGGAGAGTTGCGCTCTGGTTGATATCCCACCACACAGGAGCGGGATACTCATCCCAAACAGGGGATGCAACCTGCTGCCAGTGGTCAACAGAATAATTCTCTTGTGTATGATCCAGCGGCTCAGGATTTATACCTGGCTTCCTGAATGTGACTATGTAATCGGGTATGCCCATTCTGCTCATTGCGCTGTCCTTGCGAATCTGTTTATGCAGGAGGCCGAGAGCCTTTGTGCGCTGCATTTCTACAACGGGATTTTTCCATATGCACACTTCGCTGTGAAAGATAAAACCGCAAGCCTGCATCCATCGAATCACATCGCCTCGGAAATCTTTCACCCCGATAAAACCATCCCGCTCTTTCATGGCGGGAAGATTCATGCAGTGGATAGACACCAAGCGGCCGGGCATCATCACTCTGTACCATTCCTTGCCGAGATACTGATAATGTTCTGCGAATTCGCCATAGTTTCTGCTGTTCCCGAGGTCTCTTTCGCTGTTTGAGTAAGTGTACAGCGACGCAAACGGGATAGAGGTAATCGAATAGTGAATGCTGGCTGTCGGTATGCCGGCAAGGATCTCACATGAATCGCCGTTATACAGCACCCAGTTTTCGCCGCTTTTCTGGTCCAATACTTTCATGCTGCGTAGCCTCCTTCAATGAGCCATGATGGAGTTGTCATATCAACCGTTGGCTCGTACAAGTCTGTCATTCTGACAGTGGCCTTTATATCCGCTGCCAAAATATCTTTTGTGTGTTTGACCATTTCGGCGATCATGGCCTTGCACTGTTCATCTTTGCGGATGATGTTCTCTTTTACAGCTCCTTCCGCCTGGGAAATGACAATATAGACATTTACGGGCTGCTTCTGCCCGAATCTCCAGCACCGGCGAATTGCCTGATACAGCATTTCATAGCTGTCAGAAAGGCCGACAAAAATCATGTTGTGACACTTCTGCCAATTCAAACCGAATCCGGCAATGCTGGGCTTGGTGACAAGCCGACGTATCAAGCCCTCCGTAAATGCAGTGAGGCGCACATCTTTTCTGCCGGAACTGTCAGAACCCCGTACTTCACGCGCGCCATACACAACGCTGCACAGCTTATCGGCCTCGTCGTTCAGATCGCACCACATAAGCCATTGTGCGTTCGGCTCTTTTTCAACGAGCCTCGCAGCAGCGGCACATCTGGAATGAAGACTTTTTCTGCGCGCCTCCCTGCGCTCCGATAGTGTAGCAGCGAGCGGCAGGTCTGACGGCACTTCGACATACTGAATATTCAGCTCCGGGAGCACATATTGTGACCCGTCATAGCCGAGATCTGCCGGGGTAGTGAGAACCACGGCCCAGCTTGCAAGCCATTCCCAGAAATCATTCTGCGCATGGCCTTTTAACCGCCATTTGCTTGTTTCCCCGCCGTCATGCACAAAAAAGGTTGCCAACATTTCAGAACGTGTCATCACGCCCAAAAACTCTGCCTGATTGCCGATCTCCATATAATCATTCGGGGCTGGCGTCGCCGTGCAGGACAGCTTGAAGGCTGTCCCTTTGCACGACTCAATAATCTGTGTGCGCATTTCTCCGCTGTAATTCTTCAGGATTGAACTTTCATCGAGAACAACTCCGCCGAACGTCGAGAGGTTGAAATGCTCGATCATTTCATAATTCGATATGTTTATACCGGGCTTTACGTCTTTCTGGCTGCGGCAGATGTTGACCTCATATCCGAACTTAAGCCCTTCTTTCTTTGTCTGCCGGGAAACGGCCAGCGGTGCAAGAATCATGGTCGGCATCCCTGTGTACTCGGAAACGATGCTGCACCATTCAAGCTGCTGTATTGTCTTGCCAAGACCGCAGTCTTCAAAAAGCGCCGCTTTGCCTTTCTTCAGCGCCCATGAAACGATGTCTTTCTGCCAGTCAAACAAATTGCGGTTCATTTCGGCTTTCTGAAAGGTGAAACCACAGCAGGGAATCGTCTGCGCTTTGCGTTCAAGAAACTCTTTATACTCCATCGACATCACCGACAGTATCCTTGAGCTTTTCCCGAATAGCGTCATCGAAGTCGTTATCATCTTTCTCGTCAAGCTCGTTGCTTTCCATAGCCGGGGTATCGTCGTTGCAATACAGCTCGAAAATGTCAGCGCAGCCAGTCCGCATAAGCGTTTCTTCGTCGGACACCTCATATCCGAGTGCTTCAAGCAGCTCATATATGCTTGTGAGCATTTCGTTTTCTTTATGCCCATAGGCGAACTTGCCGTCTTTCCAGTTGCGGCACCAGTAGCCCTTGCCGCGCTCATCAGCAGCGGAATATACCATGCAAAGAATGAGCTTTTCGGGCATAGACTCTGATGCGCTCACAAATCCAGTTTCATCTTCAAGGGAGAATTCATCATCCGTGAGGTCTCCCTCTATCTTCACATTGAGACACGATGCGCAAAGCTTTGCGTCAATTTTCGGATGTGTATATCCGCCACTGGACATCAGCCAAAGTACTTTCATTGCAAAGGAGCTGATTTCCTTCATGTGCTTCTTGCAGACCGCATTGCTCAGACCTTTTACGAACTCGGAACGGAGCTCAAAATGCGCACTTGTAATACTCTCAAACTCATATCCAATCTTTTCATTCTGGCGGCGCTCTTCCTCGCGCTTTGCACGCTCTGCGTCCTCACGGGCATCATCTTTGTCACGGAAGATGTCTATCTGCATACTGCTGACTTTGTAATAATATTTGACTTTGTCAGCGTCAGCCGGGATTTTGACCTCGGCAGACAGATTCCACCTGCCATAATTACAGATGTATTTGTGCGTAGAAACCTCACAATTTGCATTTTCAACAGCAAAGGTCTTTATAACATTGAGCCATTCATCACGGCGCTCAAGATACCGCTGTTCAGCCAGCGCCTTTTTGAGCTCATTCTGAAAATTCGGCGTTCCTATGGTATCGAGCACCTGATTCTTGGCGTCTGTATTTTTGACCTTGTCAAGGGCGGCATAGTCTTCCAGCGTCGCGCCGCGGCTTTCCGCTCGCTTAAATTTATCCTTGTCCAAGTCGAGCAGCTTCACACGGCGGCGCACAGTGGACTGTGAAAAGCCGGATTTTTCTGCGATAGTCTCAACCGTCTCGCCGAGATCAAGCATCATCTGAAAGCCCTGCGCTTCTTCATAGACGGTCAAGTCTGAGCGCTGCATATTCTCTACCAGCATTGTCTGAATCTGCTCTTTCTCGGTCATTTCCATAATGACGCAGGGCAGTTCACTCAGCCCGGCGAGCTTTGCGGCAGCTAAACGGCGATGGCCGATGATGACGGTATAACCCTGCTGGCAAGGCTCACCGGCAAGCTCACTTGTGGCTATGCGGGGAACAACGGTCAGATTCTGAAGAACGCCGTTCTGCTTAATGCTGTCTGCAAGCTCCGTCAGATCTCCAAGTTCCCTGCGAGGATTGTCGGGATGCGGGAAAAGTTCGTCTATGCTCAGATACACCATCTGACTGTTCGTTGTATTTTCAAACATATTTATCCTCCAAATAGTTTTTTCCGAATTCTCTGCGGAAGTCCTCTATCGTCCAGCCGAAGCGTTCCATTGCTATCTGCTGCCCATATTGCCGGAGCTCCCGCATTGTATCGGCATTTCTGTGTACGGCATACTTGCCGAATATGTGGCATCTATCATGGCAGAGCATTACGACAAGCCCGTATTTTTCGGATTTGTCTCTATATGCACCGCCGAATATGTGATGCCTGTCAAGTGGGTCTTGCGCGCCGTTTCGTCCGCAAAGCCATCAGTATCCTTTTTCACTCATCGCTGCTTATGCCGACGTGCTTACGCATGAGCCCGTCTTCACCTTTTATGAGAGGGAGCGCCATGCGGCGCTCTGCCTCCTTTTCCTCGAATCCGCAGCGGCGGCATCTTGGCATATTGCCTTTGCCGAATCCGCAGCCATTCATGGTGCAGATATAAACATATTTGTCATCCAATAGATTCTCCCCTCCATTCAGGGCGGCAGTCCTGGCCGCTGCGAGAGCAGTCAGCATCGCGGAATTTGCATACTTTACAGCCCTGCATAGGATTTTTCAGCGCAAAAGCGAGGTCGGTTCTCAGCTTTTCGTTCTGCCGTCTGAGCTTGGCTATCTCTATATCCTTGCCGGTCATACCTCTTCACCCTCCTCGTCCTCATAGAGTTCATCAAAAATGGAAGTCTGATCGCTGCCGATGGGAATCATGGCGAATGTGCCAGAATTTCTATCCCATACAAGCTCGAAATCTGGACCGCCGAGGAAGCCGCTCTTTTCGGCCTTGAGCTGCATTGCCGCCGTGATTTTGTGCTTGAACATCGGCATGATGATTTCGCGCTCATCCTCACTGTCGGGTGCTCTGAGATTGGGATTACCGCCAGTCTGGAGACTTATCTCGAACTTGGCCGTAATGGACGCATTCTCAACATCTTTCTGCTGCATGGTGTTGAGGGTGCTGTTGAGGAGCTGCTTAAAATCAGCCTTGAATGCATTGAAAGCCTCGCTCTCAAGGGAAAGTTCTACTGCGTTGCTCATTATCATTTTCCTTTCGTAGTTGATTGAATTTACTTTTCTCTGCGCGCTGGGCGAATGACTATTTCTACTCGCGGATTGTCTGAGTAGAATTTGCGCGTTACTGCATCAACGACCTGCGCATCATCGTGATATGCGACGCCATTAAGGGCATCGGCAACGATTTTCCCGATGTTATCCCAGTCCGGCTTTTTTGTCGGTCTGGTTTCTTTGCGCAGCTTTTTCAAACGCGCTGAAGCAATATCTGACGCTGGAATGCCGATATACGCCAATATGCGCATTTCCAGTGGCTCACCGGCCGAGAATTTGAGATTGCCATATTCAGCCTTGTATGTATCAGCAATCAGCTTTTCATAATTCTCGGTTTTCGCCGGCGTGTAGACGGTTTTGCTCTTGCTGCTGTAACGCGGGCGTTCTTTACCTTTTGGCTCTCCGGGTATCGTGATATGGACGTTCATCCCCGATGCCCTCCGCCGCAAATGCCGCCTATAACCATAAGCGTTGCAATCAGAAATTGCCGAACGCCATCGCCTATGGAGACATAGCCGCCCATCATACCGGTTATGGCACCTATTGCAAAGCCCGCGCCGAGGAATGCCGTGATCGCACAGATTTTGTTCTTCTGCTCTATGGACATCGTTACTCCTTTCTTGCGGCCGGCAGCGCACTTGACGATTTGCCGCTCAGCGCGTCGCTGCTGTGCATAGCTTCTTTCAGGCAGGTCTCAAACTGAGCCCAATTCCATATCGATTTTGATTCTCCTGCATGATCGTAGGTGGTTATGAGCTTTGACACGCCGCCCATAAGGTCGATTGCTCTTTTGAGCGGATCGCCGGGAGCAAGCCGCGCATAGTACACGTCTAAGCCCTCCATGAAATCAGCCGTGCGCAAGTCGTTGATATACCGATTCACAGTTAAATCAAACGCTTTTGTTGCGGCCTTGGCCTGCGTCCTGAATTCGGCAATCGTCGGCGGAAATTTGCACTCCCGGCAAACACGGGCAAGAGCTTGCTGCCCTGTCCAAAAGTCCACATCTGCTAGGCAGGAAGTCCAAAGCTCAATCGTGGGCTTGAGCGTCTCTATGCCGCCCTTAAACATTTCGGCATTCGGATAGGCTAATTTCATGACAGCGAAAATCTCCGTCATTTCCTTTTTTGTCATATACCGTCCTCCCTGTCGAAAAGCTCGTGCAGCTCTTTCAGATCATCCATTGCAGAGCGGCTTTGCGGCCGATCTATATCCCGCTTGCTGATTGGATAAATGTCCTGCCAGCAGTGGGATATGCTCCTCTCTAAAGCAGGTATCCAATCTTCAGGGTGGAATTCCTTTTTGAGCTTGTTGATGAGCATTGTCTTTGCCCGGTCGGTTAGCGGCTTCTTGATTTTGTTGCGCATTTTTTCAAAATCACGAAGTGCGGAAAGCAGCTCGCTGTCATCGGCCGCGAAAGCAGAAAAAGCGTCAGCTTTTTTCTCTTTCTTATTTCTGTTCTCTATATCTCTGGTATCTAAACTCTTACCTCTATTCTCTTTATCTCTATTATCTGTGGACACAGTTTCAGCCTCATCGTCAGACACATCCGGGGACACATTGTGTCCATCTGGCAGAGCTGGTGCAGCTGTTCCTTTGGCTCGTAAACGCCTATTTTTCTCAGCATAGTCCGTTTCGCTACCAACCAGATTTTTATGATCTGCAAGAACCAGTGTTCCGTCCACATCCTCATATATGAGGCCGAACGCCTTATAGAGATTAAGCGCAATACGGATGGTATCAGCGGAAAACCACTTGCAATCACGCCTGATTTTCTCAATATCGAACGGGATAATGACCTCGCCGATTTGTCTGGATAGCCTACCATCCGTATTGATGGTCTTAAGGCAGAGCATTTGATAGAGAACAACATAGTTTGCACCGTCTGGCTGCCCCATGAAGTAGTCGATCGTGTCCGAAGTCATAAACGACTCTTTGAGCTTCATCCAGTAGTATCTTTTACCTGTTGCCACGTTTTGCCCTCCTGCAATCAGAACGGGAGTTCTTCATCGCCGTCGTCCATTTCTACGAAGCGTGACTGCTCATATGCCGGGGCTGAATGACTCTGCTGCGGGGCGCTCTGGGATGCAGCAGGATTGTCCTTCTTGCTTCCGCCGAAGTATATGTTGTCAACAATGACCTCGGCGCTGCGGCGCTTGCCGCCCTCGCGGTCCGTCCAGTCTCGGAGCTGAAGCCGCCCGGAGACGGC